CTTGACCTTACCGCAGATACCATTACCCCGGACAAGCTGGCAAAAGGTATCACGGCACACGATAAGTCCGGCGCGCCCATTACCGGCACCAGCACAAAAGACGCGGATACCAGCGATGCCACCGCAGCTGTGGCGGAGGTTTTGAACGGGAAAACATTCTACGCGCGTGGCGCTAAAATGACCGGCACGATGCCCAACAACGGCGAAGTCAACGGTGAAATCAGCACCGTTTCTGGTAAGTACACCATCCCCATGGGCTTCCACGATGGCGCAGGCGGGGTGACCATCGCAGCGACCGAACAGGCCAAGCTGGTGCCCACAAATATCCGCGAGGGCGTTACGGTCCTGGGCGTGAAAGGCTCTATGAGCGGAAGCGAAGGTATGAAGCCGCAGGCCAAGAGCGTTACGCCGACCTTTGAGCAGCAGGTTGTGCTGCCCGACAAAGCGTATAACTGCCTGTCTCAAGTTACTGTGCAGGCGATCCCGGCCACATACGTTGATAATGCGGCTGGCGGCCAGACGTTGACGATCGGAGGCTGAGCATGGCCGTAAACAAGGTTGTTATCAATGATGCCGTTGTCCTCGACCTGACCGGCGATACGGTGCGGGCTGCCGACCTGCCGAAAGGGGTAATTGCCCACAGTGCCACAGGGGCCAAAGTCACCGGAACCACAAACTATGCCGGTTCCAGCAACGCGGGCGGCTCCGCAACGAGCGCCGAAAAACTAAATAACAGCCTGACCATCAAACTGAACGGAACCAGTCAGGGCGCATGGGACGGCAGCAGCGCAAAAACCATTGACATAACGGCAGCCAGCGTTGGCGCGACAAACGTTACGCTCAGAAGGTGGTGACAGTTGCATGGGTGTGTATTTAGGCAGCAATGCCGTTGACATGCAAGGCGGCTTTGTGAGTGGTGGTTCCAGCGGCGTAAAATTGCAGAGCAAAGCGGTCAGTCCCAGTGAAAGCACCCAGACAGTAAGCCCGGACAGCGGATATGACGGACTGAGCAAAGTGACCGTGAATGCGATATCGAGCACTTATATTGGCAGTGATGTGACCAAAAAAAACGCAGCAACTTACATCCCGAAGACAACCGACCAGAGCATTGCATCTGGGCAATACCTGAGCGGGACACAAACAATCAAGGGCGATGCAAACCTGGTGGCCGGGAACATTAAGAGCGGTGTGAGCATTTTTGGTGTGACCGGAACTTATGCCAGCGGCGGGAGTTCCGGCGGCAGTGGCAATAACAATGTGGAGGCTTATGCCATTACGGACACCAACCCCAGCGTTAGTTTTAAGCGCACTGACGGGGCAATCAAGATTTGGGGCTACGGCACCATGACCAGTTCCAGCGGCTGGGGCGGGCAGAGTACGAGCCTGATCGCGTTTGAGGGTGATAGGTACCACAAGAGCGCCATGTACGGCAGCCCAAGCAGCACCAATCTGAGCTTAAGCATCAGCAACGGCAAGCTCTCCGGCCTGCCGAGTGGACTGACGACGATCAGCGCGATTGTAACGAGAGGTATATGATTATGGCAACTGATATAAAGCTGGACAGCCTGGTGATCAACTACCTGACGCAAGCCCAGTATGATAATGCTAAGAGTGAAGGAGCGCTGAACAGCAACCAGATCTATATGACACCGGCCTCTTCCAGTACCCCTGCGCTGCCTGCCGCTACCAGTTCAACCCTTGGCGGTGTAAAAATCGGGAGTAACATTACGGTGAATTCCGGCACGATCAGCCTGACAAAGGCGAACGTGACAAGTGCTTTGGGATACACACCGCCGACAACGGATACTAAGTATACACTGCCGAATGCTACCAGTTCAACCCTTGGCGGTGTGAAAATCGGGAGCAACATCACGGTGAGTTCCGGTACGATCAGCCTGACAAAGGCGAACGTGACAAGTGCTTTGGGGTATACACCGCCAACAACCGACACCAAGTACACACTGCCGACAGGTAATGCTTCGACCACGGGCGGCGTGAAGCTGAGCGATTCGACCAGTTCGACCAGTTCAACCAGTGGTGGGATTGCAGCAACACCGGCGGCGGTGAATGCGGCCATCGCGGAAGCAAAACTTGCAGCCTGGCCGATTGGCAGCATTTACATGAGCGTAAACAGTACAAGCCCGGCAAATCTATTTGGTGGCACGTGGGAAAGAATATCTGATACTTTCCTGTTTGCTGCTTCCAGCAGTTATCCCGCAGGTAGCACTGGGGGCGAATTCACCCATAAGCTTACACAAAGCGAGCTACCGAATTATTCGCTGTCTGTGACCAACGGAAGCAACGTAATACGCTCCAAAACCGGAAGCTCTGCGGATGCGTATGTCCAAACGCAATCAAGTGGCTGGGGTATTCCGAACTGGGAATCCAAAACCGTAACAGTCGCCTCCGGCGGTTCCGGGGCAGCCCACAACAACATGCCGCCTTATTTATCGGTATGGATATGGAAGAGGACAAAATAAGGAGGATAAAAATGCGGCTGAAGAATGAAGAAGCCCTGCTGCATTGGCCCCTGGCCCAGCACATTATCACCGCAGGCTGGCTCTACAATGACGGCAGCCTGCACCGGGCGCTGGATTTCCGCGCAGCCGTTGGCACCCCCGTGTACGCCGCAGAGGGTGGCACGGTTGCAATCGCATACCGCTGGAACGGCAAGCGCACCCAGGGGGACATCAACAGCTATGGCAACATGGTCAAGCTGCGCCACACGACCTACAAGTATGGCACCCTCGAAACCCTGTATGCCCACCTGAGCAAACTCTGCGTGGCCCAGGGCCAACAGGTGCAGGAAGGCCAGCTGATCGGCTACAGCGGCGATACCGGCAACTGTTACGGTGCACACCTGCACTTTGAAGTGCGGTGGAGAGGCAACCGCACCAACCCACTGAACTGGTTGGACAACGATTTCAGTACGGCCAGCGGCGCGGTAAAATTGGGCAGCTACAGCAGCGTAGCGCACAACATGAAGGAAGTGGAATACATGTATTATGCAATCGACGTGTCAAAACACCAGGGCAAATTTGACTGGCAGGCAGCCTATAACAAGGGCATCCGCCACGCCATGCTGCGTGCCGGGTATGGCCGTTACAGCAGCCAGGTTGACCCGCAGTTTGAGCGCAACGCGGCTGAGTGTGCCCGGCTGGGCATCCAGTACGGCGTGTACTGGTACAGCTATGCCAGCTCCCCGGCGGAAGCCCGGCAGGAGGCCCGCTGCTGCCTGGCCGCGATCAAGGGCAAGCACCTGTGCCTGCCGGTGGCCTATGACATTGAGTATGAGCCGTGCATTTTGCGCCTGACCAATGCGCAGCGCACGGCACTGGTGGCGGCGTTCCTGGGCGAGGTCGAGGCGGCTGGATACTACGGCATCCTGTATGCCAGCCGCAATTTTATCCGCAACCGCTTGGACTACAAGGCATTGTCCAAATATGATATCTGGGTTGCCCAGTACGGCAATGCCTGCACCTGCCCGCTGCCGTATGGCATCTGGCAGTATTCCAGCCGCAACGCCCTGGGCATCCCCGGCTACGGCACCAGCCTGGACTGCAACCGGGTCTATAAGGACTATGAGCAGCTGATGATCCAGGCGGGCCTGCAGGGCCACACCGCGCCCACACCGGAGGATACCACCCCCAACAAGCTGGACAAGCAGCAGATCACCATTGGCCGTATCTCCAGCGGCGACCGCAATACCATCCGCGCCCTTTGCGAGGGGCTGGGGCTTATCTCCGCTGGCCTGTACCGCGAAACCTGTGCGGATGGCAACCAGTGGATGCTGGACGTTGGGCCGGTATCCAGCGGCGATGCCTGGTACATCATGCGTAAGTGTGCAGAGCTGCAGCTGATTGATGCAGGGCTGTACAAGGCCGAGTATGTGGAGGTATGAGCATGGATGCTATCATCGTTGCCCTGATCACCGGCGGGCTGAGCCTGCTGGGGGTGGTTATCACCAACATGATGGCTGCCCGCCGTACCGAACAGCGGATGATAACGGCCCAGGCGGTCACGGATGCCCGCTTGGAGGAGCTAACCCGCGAAGTCCGCGCTCACAATAACTTTGCCCAGCGGGTGCCGGTGCTGGAAGAGCAGCTGCGTGTGGCAAACCACCGGATCGCGGACCTGGAAAACAAAACTGCTTGAAAATCACACACAGAGACATAGGAAGAAAAAATCATGGATTTTGCATCTTTTGGTATTGCAAGCGTCGCTTGCATCACCGTTATCTGCTACCTTGCTGCCACCGCCATCAAGCAAACCCCACTGGCCAACAAGTGGCTGCCGTCCATCTGTGGTGCCCTTGGCGGCCTGCTGGGGGTGGCCGCCATGTACATCAACGTGCCGGACTTCCCGGCCGCGGATCCCCTGACCGCCCTGGCCGTGGGCATTGTTTCCGGCCTTGCGGCTACCGGTGCGGATCAGGTTATTAAGCAGATCGGCAAAGACAGCTGACCAGCAAGTTACCAGCAAGTTAAATAATCCATAATAAAAGCGGCAGGCTTTTCTCTTTTTCATGGATAGCCCGCCGCTTATTTTTTATGTGTCGTTTTCTGCGCTGTCACCTTGCGCAACATCGGGGACGTATTCCATGAGATCACCGGGCTGGCAATTCAGCAGAGCACATAATTTATTGATTGTGCGATAATCCAATCCACCGCCTTTATCTAGTTTTCCTAGGACCGATGGGCTTATGCCGTTCTTTCTTAACCAGTATTTGTTGTGCCCCTGGCTGTATAACTGCCGAAACAGTCCATCATAAGTAATCAT